TGCTGTGCATGGCATGGTCAATACTGGACTTAGATGGCCCGCTTCGCGTGTCGCGCAAGGTATCATAGCTAGGACGCCTACAGATGAAAAAATTACGTATCGGGTCATGGACCCTAGTGCTTTTAAACAAGACGGTGGACCTAGCCATGCCGAGGTTATGGCTCGCGCTGGCGTTTTCTTTCGCCCTGCCGATAATACTAGATTGGCTGGATGGGGAGCGATACGCGAGCGACTTACGGGCATTGATGCGGACCCAGACATTAATCAGGGGGTCGGTGTGCCTATGTGGTATTGCTTTAATACTTGTCCTCATTTGATACGGACACTCCCCGCACTACAGCATGACCTCAAAGACCCCGAGGATTGCGATACAGATGCGGAGGATCATGCGCCGGATGATTTAAGGTATGGCTGCATGTCGAGGCCGTGGACTAGGCCGAAACCGGCACCGCTTCCGGTTACACAAAAGACGATACGGGAGGTGACTTTAACGGACCTGTTCAACGACCGGAAAAACACCCTTGAAATCAATCAGTACGGAGCGTAATACAGGCTCGCCAAACCGTCGCTAGGGGGCCGCATGGCTACTGCGCCGAAATCCGAATATCCCTCTGAGAAAAAGGGCAAATCCGCAACGGCGGATGAGGGTCGGCGTGAGTTTTGGTCGGAGCAGATTTCCAAGGCTCAGAAGCGTTGGGAACCCTTTCAGACGGACGGCGATGCGGTGCTTGATCGCTTCATGCTGGAGAGTAGCCGAGGCGCTGACAAGTACAATATCCTGTATTCGTCAACTGAGACAATCAAGCCTAGTTTGTACGGGCAGACACCGAAGGTGGCCGTTAAGACCCGTAATCAGGATACAGAAGATACTTTAAAGATCGCCGCAGCTATGCTGCTAGAGCAGATTGGTCAGTATGCAGTGGACATGCTGGACTTTGACTACGTGCTTCAAAATGCTGTGTCGGATTACGTGCTGCCGGGACTTGGCACTGTATGGGTCCGGTATGATCCCAAGTTTACCCCTGCGTATGACAACGACAACAAACCGAAGCTTAACGCAGAGGGTAAACCCGAGGAATACCTGACTTTCGAGGGTCTGGCGCTTGATTACGTACACTTTAAAGACATTCTGTATGGGCCGGGACGGTTCTGGCATGAGATACCGTGGGTAGCTCGCCGGGTGTTCTATACCAAGAAGCAAGCGAGAGAACGCTTTGGTAAGGAGAAAGCTAATCAGCTATCCTACACCTATAATGCCCAAGATCGCAAAGATCGCAAAGACGAGGCCCCAAAGCGGCAGGCGATTATATACGAGATTTGGGATAAGGAAGGTATGGAAGTTGTCTTCTTTTCGGAAGACTATCCTGACGATTTACTGGAGACGAAACCAGACCCCTTGCGTCTTACTGAGTTTTTCCCATGCCCGCGTCCAATGCGCGCTGTGTGGTCAACGCGCACCTTTGTGCCTAAAGCCCTGTACAGTCAGTACAAGGCACAAGCAGCAGAGCTTGACCGACTTACGGAGCGTATTAGATATCTTACGGAAGCCTTAAAGGTTCGCGGCCTGTATGATGGCTCGCAGGAGAACCTAGCTAACGTCCTCGACGGCCCCGGCAACAAGATGATCCCGGTACAGGACTGGTCATCGCTGATGGGTAACGGTGGGATAGTAGGTAGCGTTCAATGGGTGCCTTTAAAGGATGTCGTGCAATGTCTTACCGAGCTATTCAAGCAACGTGAGATATGCAAGAACGAGATATACGAGATAACTGGTTTTTCGGACATTGTACGTGGGATCAGCAAGGCCTCCGAGACATTAGGCGCTCAACAGATTAAGGCGGATTGGGCTACGGGACGCCTTAAGGACATGCAGCGCGAGGTACAGAGGTTCATTCGGGATATCATCCGTATCTTTGTAGAGATAGCGGCAGAGCATTTCAATGAGAAGTCTCTCTTACTGTATTCTGGCCTCAGTATCCCCGAACCGACCCCGCAGGAGATACAGGCTAAACAGCAGTACCCGCAGATGGTACAGCAGGCTCAAATGCAGGGTCAGCCGCCTCCCCCGCCACCGCCGCCTACACAGGGCGAAATCGTACGGAAAATGTTCGATGCAGTGGTGAAGATAGTACGTGCTGATAAGTTGCGCTGTGCCGCCGTAGGTATAGAGACAGACAGTACGATACTGCCCGATGAGCAGAAGGAACGTCAGGATCGTATGGCCTTCCTGTCGAGCATGGGTGCGTTCCTTCAACAGTCAGCACCGCTCGCTTTACAGTACCCCGATATGCGGGGCCTCTTAGGCGGGATCATGATGTTTACACTCCGTACGTTCAGCGCCAGTAGGCCGCTGGAGAAGGAGTTTGAGGAATTTCAGAAGAAGCTGGCACAGCAGCCTCCGATGCCGCCGCCCGGTACTGAGGACAAGCAGGGCAAGGCAGAAGCTTTAAAGGCACAGCAGCAACAGGCTCAGATGAAGACTGAGGCCGACAAGCAAACGGCTGCACAGTCTGACGCTACTAAACGTTATGAGATAGATCAGCGTACCAACGTCGATAAGATGAAGGCGGCGCAGGATCACGAATACAGAATGGCTCAACTACAGATTGAGCGTGACAAAGTACAGCTTGAAAAGACCAAGCTTGGTCTACAGACAATGGCCGAAGAACGCGATGTGGATACTGCCCGTGCTGACAAGGCTTCGGAACAAGCGGACGCCATGCGAGAACAGATGCAGGCGGCGGCTGACAAGGATGCGGACAGGGCCGATGCAGACATAGACAGGGGCTTGACGGAGACTTTAGAGAACCGTAAGCTGGACCTTCAAGAGGATGCTCAGGCACAGGCCGCAGAACAGGCCGCACAGGAGCCTACAGGTGAATGACCTTTACGAGTTTGATAGCGAGTATGTAGGCCGTAAGGTCTATGTATCTGTACGCGGTCACTCGCGGTCTGTACCGAAATACAAGACCTATAAAGGTTGCGATGGTTACAATTACATACTGCCTGAATTTGGCGGGAGTTGGGACGGTCTAGGGCAGCAGTCCGCATTTATCATGCCCGATAAACAGCCGTACCTGTCACCGCTAGATGGCAGTTATGTCACTAGCCGCTCTGTACACAGAGAGCACATGCGGAAACATGGTGTAGTAGAAGCTGGTGACATACCATTAGGGGCCATGCACCGGCCCGAGGTACGTGAGAGTAACCCTGTATCGGGTCGCGATATTGTGGATGCGATACAGAGTTTAGGAGGCCATTAAAGTATGCCCGGTGTAGATGACATTGATATCACTACCGACCTGCATTCGCGGGGTGATGGCGTACCTGCGGATCATGGTGCAGTTGATGTAAACCGTGGTGTAGTAGAGCAGCCTACTGTTCTTCCGGAAGGGGAGAAAGAGGCTCCTGCGCCGTCGCTACGTGACACTCTCACGGATGCCTTTAAAGGTACTGAGGCTCCCAAAGCAGATGGCCCCCCGCCTTCTGCGCCAGTGGTCCCTGACCCCAACGCCCCCCAGTTAGTAAAGGTTGGGGACCGCTGGCACCGCAAGGATGGTAGCTTCGCTAGTAATGAAGACATAGCAGCCTTTAATGCTGCTCAAACTGGACAGCCCGCTCCACCTGTAATACCGCCTTGGGCGGCTGGTCTTACAGAATTGGAGAAACAACAGTTCACTGCCCTCCCGGCGGAAACTCGACAATGGATCGAGCGTACAATGGATGGTGTGATGCAACGTACCGCTCAGTTCGGTGAGTATGACACGATAGAGCAAGTCATTGGACCCCGGCGACAAGCATGGGCAGATAATGGCATGCCGCCAGCAGTTGCTTTACAGCAACTCTTTGCCTTGTCAGACTTCGCTGGTCGTGATCCCGGTCAGTTTACGCTATGGTTTGCGGACCAGCACAAAATTGACCTCGACGCGATACTGGACGAGCGGGACGCAGCGGCGCAGGGTAAGCCACAGTCTGACCCTGCGTTCATTGGTTTGCAACAGGAGATAGCACAACTACGCAACACTATTCATGGATTTACGACGAATACTTCGCAGCAGCAACAGGCAGCGAATATGCGTTTGGTACAAGAGTTTACCGATGAGAAAGACGCGCAGGGTAACCCGCTACGTCCGTATTTCGGTGAAGTAGCAAGCGAGATAGCGCAGCATGTTACACTGATCCGTCAGCAGCAGCCGTATTTACCGGAGCGTGACGTTCTGCAAGCCGCATATGATTTTGCTACGTTTAACAATCCCACTATACGGGATCGTATTCAGCAAGAGACTTTAAAGGCTACACAGAACTCCGCTGTAGCGGAAGCGCAACGGGCGAGGAATGTCGCCGTCTCTATTAATGGTGGTCCGGCAGCGGATGCGGGCGCGCAGCCTACTAACGCAAATCGAACCCTCCGTGAAGAACTCATACACGCATATAACCAAAGCGTGGCGCAATAGGAAGGTACGGTTATGGCATCGCCCAATCTGAGCGAGATTGTCACTACTACGCTCGAAAAGCGTAGCAAAAAGCTCGCGGACAATGTGACGAAGAATAACGCCTTGCTCTCCCGGCTGGAGAGTAAAGGCAACGTCAAGCCTGCCGATGGCGGTAGCGTCATCTTGCAGGAACTCGAATACGGGGAGAACGGCACGTTCACTTGGTACTCGGGTTACGATACGCTGAACATCGCCCCCAGTGATGTTGTCAGCGCCGCGTCCTTTGACTGGAAGCAGGCGGCAGTCGCCGTCACGATGTCTGGTCTGGAGGAACTACAGAACAGTGGTCAGCCCAAGCTGATCGACCTACTGGAAACGCGGATCAAGAACGCCGAAAAGACCATGAAGAACAAGATGGCGCAGGCGGTATACGGCGACGGTACGGTCGCGGCAGGTAAGTCCATTGGTGGCTTGCAATTGCTTGTGTCCGATGCTGCGGCGGCAAACCCCGGCAACATCAACGCCACTACATGGCCGTTTTGGCAGAACCGGCGCTTCGACGCCACTACTGACGGTACGGCGGCGGCAACTACTGCGAACATGCTGCACTACATGAACCTCATGTGGCTCAGTCTCGTACGCGGGACCGACAAGCCCGATTTGATCGTGGCTGACAACGCTTATTACACTCTATACTGGGAAGCCCTTCTGCCCAACCAGCGGTTTACTTCGCCGCAGATGGCGCAGGCTGGCTTTGAAAGCCTCCGGTATATGGGTGCGGACGTTGTGTTCGACGGCGGCATTGGTGGGTTCTGTCCTGCCAACCATATGTATTTCCTGAATACGGATTACATATACCTTCGTCCGCACACCGACCGGCAGTACGTGCCTCTCAACCCCGACCGCTACACGAACAATCAGGATGCGTTCGTGAAGCTCATTGGTTGGGCCGGTAACATGACCACTTCGGGACGTATGTTCCAAGGGGTCTTGAAAGACTAGCACCGACCAAGTGCTAGGTCGTGGGTACGGGATTTTTGGTTTGGCTTCCTTGCCCGTACCCACGGCATAGCTTTAAAGGAGTTTGTAATGGACGGCATGGCGGTAACAGAAGGCATGATGCGGGGACCGGATGGGATGATCCTACGGTTCTATTACGATAGCGCCAAGAACGAGGGTGCATCAAAGTATGCCGGTCGTCCAATCTTTGACACGGTACTGATGGTGGATGTCATCACGCCGGGGCAGCAGGCGAGTACCCCAAGCTTTGAACTTGAGCGGGTATGGGCTGAACAGTCTCGCGAAGTACTCAAGACCGATGCGCTGTATAAGCGGTATACCAAGTATGCTGAGTTCGAGGAATGGATTGATCGCTTTAAACGGGGTCAAGACGTTGGCGATCTTGGCGGAACACCTTTAAAGCATTGGCCCCGGATTGATCGCGGCCTCGCGGCAACGCTTGGCTCGCTGAACATCCACTCGGTCGAACAGCTTGCCGGTATCTCTGACGGGAACCTCCAGAATATCGGGCATGGGGGTCGGGAGCTACGTGAGCAGGCTAAGGCGTTTCTGGAGCAGGCGAAGGCTACCGCGCCTGTATCGCAGCTTACCGATCAG